GCCTTCAATCACGGGTTCTCGTATGAGGACGGTGACGGAATTCTGGGAATGGGAAGAATTTTGGGAGCGACTTCAGACTCCACAAAGATTCGTGTGCAATTTCAGAACATCAATTACGATGGTCGGTGTCCTGCTTGGCATGAAAACGGTGGTCTTAACAACACATTATCGTGGTGTGATGTTGCAAACAATTATCCTGAAACTCAGTACTCTCAGCCAACAGGATATTATGGTTCGTCTTCGTGGAAAAACGAAAGCGGTAGCAGATCGTATCCCTCCATCGGCGCATCACAGGTGTACATTACTCCTGACCCGCTTGTTATGTCAACATATCCTGTCGTGGTTCGGTGTTCTTATGGAACAAACTCAGGAACTCTGTACCTGAAAGACGGTAAACTCCGTGCGATTCGTAACATAATGTTTGCAAACAATGACAGACCGTTCACAATGATGAACGGCGTGACAGGCGCAACTCTGAACTACTCCCATTCGTTGTCGGTGATTACAGATCAAGCACAAAGACACTCACAGCATGGTGTTGGACTGCATTTGGAAAATTCAGAGATTGGAATACGGCACTTGGGTTTCATGGGTGCTGGTCTTGCTATTGCTGCATACGGGTCAAAAATCAATAAATACTCGTCTACTACTATCGACCTTGACAGCAAAGCAGCAATTCAACCTAGTCAGTATCAGTACACTTCGCGCATGGCGGTACTCAACAGTCTTGACAATGCTCCCGTTCTATGCACTGCCCACTGCTCGGTAGGAATTCGCGCAAAAGACAGCGAAATAAATCTGAGGGACGGTTCAGGCGTAAGCAACGAGTATAGTTCAGATTTCCAAGACAGCAGTGTGTATCTTGGAGTTGGGCGACTTGGAATTGACTTGTACGGTAGCAAATTGAAGACCACTTCGCTGTACATCAGCAACAGTGCGTCCATACCCATGTGGTATTGTCAAATAGCAGTTCCTGTTTTCCCTGACACAAATACTGCGGGTGCATCGGCTTCATTCCTTGCGTACAGCGGATTGACCGCTCAATGGGACAAGTATCCTCTGATGGTTGTTTCCATAAATGAACCAAACAGTGCAACTGCAAGAGAATTGGCTTTCGGAAATTATTACGCAACAAGCACATCTGCCCTCACCAATTTGTCTGGCAGTACTTCTGGTGCTTCTTACAACGGCAGCATTCAGCCCACAGACTATAGACTTGTAACGGTTTTCGGTGTCAAGATTGCTCCAGCAGGTATCTCGTACATTACTGAGGGAGATGTTCGTAACGGTATAACATCCACCTCGTCTTCGCAAGGTGGAACGCTGAATATACGCTTTTTCAACAACACGGCAGGCACGAGTCTTGCTGCATCGTATCAACTTGGTCGCACATCCGTGCTTGTTCAAGGCGCAAACGGGTTTACTTTCGGAATCACGGGAATGCCAACGGCTTCTTCTGGAAACAGTGCAGCGCAGTTCTTGCAGTCCTGGATTTCTTGGGGCAAGCAGTCTGCGTGGATGACTGGTTATGTGGAAGAAGGCAATGGCGGTGGAATAAATGTAAACGATGCTTCCGAACTGTTTGTGGAAAAGGTGGCGTTTCTTGAAAATTGCCCAGGCACAGCCCTTCGCGTACACCGAGGCAGCAAGGCACAGTTTGGCGATATGTACACTTTGCAAAATCCAAGTGGCGACACTCAGAGAAACGGAACAGTCACTTCTACAGACGGCGGTTCTTTCTACAACTACACTCAAGGCTTCTTGTGTATTCGTGGTGGATGGTATAATGCGTTATACGCATGGGATAGGTCAGATATTCGTGTCGGAACTCTTTACACAAAACACCCATCTTACATTTGGACTGGTTCTGGTAATGAAAACGCACCTGGATGGGGAACCGTGGTGAATTCTGGTTCCGCTTCCACTGTAAATATAGGATCGTATTTTGTTCTTGCTCTTCCTGCACTGACGAGCGTGCATGGTGCAGCGAGCGCAGTTGCATCGGCAGGAAACTGTGCGTGGAACAGCAGAACAAACGGATTTTATGGCTTCAGAGTCCAGCCAGGCGCTAGATACAACAACCCTATATTCAGAGCCGACAACGGTTCAACTATTGTGTTTGAGCCTAGTGTGGGAGAAAAGGTTGTTCACTTTGACGCTGGTACACCAAATGTCACTGGATCGGGACTAAACAGAAACTTTGCGGTCATGGTTGCACAGGCTGGTTCGGTAATAGTCGCAAACGGAACAAACACACAGAACGACACTTCTGCCCAAGGAATGGTGCTTGCAAGATTCACTACTGATTTGAGAGCAGCAACAGACAGAAAACTGGCAACTCGCAGCACTGGTTCTATCACAAGCGTCTACAACACCAACGCAGCAAATAGAGTGTATACTGCAACTGCAAATCCTTCAACACCAAACACACTCACAACCACCACAGGTGTACACTATCAAAATGTTCCAAACGCAGGCACATGGTCATACACAGAGACTGGAGCGGCTACTGGTATAACACAGACATCTGCTTATGGTGGTTGGGGACTGATCACTCATTACTCGCAGACTATTTAAGGGATTGCCGATCATGTCTAACAAGAAACTCGTAATCTTGGATTCAAACGGCGCGGTAGTCAAAACCGTTCTCGGTACTGATCCCTACAATTTTATTCCCAGTGTTTACGGGGATGTTTCTCCAGTTATCGTAGACGCTGATATTCCAGACATTACGATAAACCTTTACACTCCAAACGCACGATCATCAGTTGCGAATCCGTATACGGAGCAGTTGCTGACAGGCACAAAATTCGGTTCTTTTTTTGTTAATGAACAGGGATTTCAGTCTACGATTGTGCCTCAAGTTGTGAATGGTTACTCTACCACTGAGTTTTATCCAGTAGTGGTTGAAGGAGTTTGCCAAACGCAGTTCTTGGGCGAACATTGCGCCAAATTCATGGGGTCGTATCTTGACACCGACACGAATGCTTGTGGACTGAAACTTCCTCCGTTTCCTAGTGGTGGAATGCCTTATTTTCTTGTTGAAGGATTTGTGTATCTAGAAACTACTCCTTCGGGAGCGTATGATCCTATTGTGCTTACTCGCAGTGCTGACGGAATAAATTCGTCAACTCAAGACTCTTTCCGCTTGCAGTACGACACTTCTGATCAGCAATTTGTATTTCAGTATTCTACCACATCAAACGGTTCAGCGGGGTACAACAAGACTCTGTTAGTTTGTCCTGTGGGTGGAGTCACACTACAGCAGTGGCATCACTTCGCCGTTGCTTATGCAAATTCTGGTGGCAGTGCATCGTGTGCATCGTATTGGAACGGCAATCGAACAGACATGATTACCACATCAGGTGGTGGAAACATACGGAATAGCACAAAACCAGTGATGGTTGGTTCTGGTATTTCTGGCGGTAAACCGCTAAAGGGATATTTGGATGATATTTGCATCAGCGGAGGAGCCTCATCCATCTCTCTCCGCTCCTTTGCGGCTATGGGTTTGACTGCTCCCGTTCCAACAGATGAGATATCTGCTGGCGACTATACTGTATATTTGCTTACAATGCACGGACCAGTAGGAACTAGCCTGTTCCCCTGTGACAATCTTGAGCGCGTTTCATCGTGTGTTTCCTATATCGACCAATACAATTCTGTTATTGGTGTTTCTGTTGTCACAAGAGAAGACACATCAGTTGCAGGATTTACCCTGTTTGGTGGTGTTTGTGGTGGTCACACCGCCTCAGATTCTGGCAAAAGTGCAGGTTACTACTTTGGATACAACAGTGGTGCGTGCATGGTGATTGGTAGCGTTGAACAGGTACAGGGGGTTAGTGCGGCAAAGAAACTTCGTGGAAGCCTTGCAGATTTTACAATTTCATATCTTCTCGGATCAACCGCAATGCAGGGTGCAAGTGGAAACTCTGGTGATTTCAAGCGACTTTTTGCCAATTCTTGGGGCGGAACTCGATATTCGTTCTTGCCAACACAGAGCAACATCAGTGTTCTAAGAAATCTGTATGATGATATTGTAGTGAACGGCAGAAACGAAACTTTCACCATAAGCGATGTAGAGGGTAATCTCTATCAGGTCAACTCTGGCGCGGTAAAGAGCCTTTATCAGGATGTTTTAGAGTATCACAACGATGCAGTTCAGCAGGCAGCAGGCGTAAAGTCCGCAGTCAGCACAGCAACCACAGTGAGTCAGGTATTTACCGTGGCTGGAATGTCGGGAAGTGGATTGATCCAAAAAATTGCTCCTACCATAGATTCTGTTGGAACAGTGTTCATCACTTCAAAGGCTCGTGTATCAAAGACAAAGGTTCCTGAAACCAAGTATATTTCCATAAAGGAAATCTATCCACTTGAAGGCGGTCTTGCAGAACTATAATGATGATCTTTAGTTTTGAGGAGCGGTCGTGAAACTCGTCCACTATGATAGAAGTAAAATTGAAATAAATGGAACCTCCTACTCTTTTGAAGATTTCAAAAAATTAGAGCCAACATATTCTGTTCCTTGGGGATTCGTGACCCGTGTTTACGAGCGGGGGGTCATACACTACATTTCAGACGGATCAAATACAGTGTATCTAAAGAAAATTGACCCGTATTGTGATGCCATCTGCAATCGTGAGGGAGAACTTGCTCGGCTGGTACAAAGGCTGAGAGAAGAAACAGAAGAGTAATAGTCCTCTCTTCTAAATACTTCAAAAGGAGAAGAGGATGGCAAAGCCAACAAACCGACAGCAATTCAAAGAGTACTGCCTGCGTGCCTTGGGTGCGCCAGTTATTGAGATCAATGTTGACGATTCTCAGATTGAGGATCGTATTGATCAGGCTTTACAATATTTTGCTGATTGGAACTCCAATGGCGCACAGCGCACATACTGGAAGTATCAGGTAACAGATACAGACAAGCAAAACAAGTACATCAATACTGATTCGCTGTCCCCAAATGGCGGACTGATATTGACCATCAGCCGTGTGTTTCAAATCGGATTCAATCTACAGGTAAACAACATTTTCAATGTTCGATATCAGATGGCGTTGAACGATTTTTACGGTCTTCGAACAGGACAAATGAATCTGAACTATTTTGTGTCTACCATGCAGTATATCGAAATGTTGCAGCAACTTCTTGATCCAGAAAAACAGATACGCTTTAATAAGTACAACAACAAGTTACAGATAGACATGAATTGGGATGACTTCATCACAGGACAGTATCTGTTGATTGAGGGATACGCAATTGTCGATCCTGAACAGTATGGAGAAGCGTGGAATGACCCGATGCTCAAGAAATATGCCACGGCTTTAATCAAACAGCAGTGGGGTGCTAACCTGTCTAAGTACGAGGGCATCCCGCTGCCAGGAAACATAACCTTCAATGGTGCGAGAATCTATCAAGAAGCCACTGATGAAGTAAACAAGATTGAAGAAGATGTTCTGCTCAAATATCAGGAACCTCCTGAGTTCATCACAGGATAAACATGACAGTAAATCCGTACTTTCGACGCAATAAAAAAGGAGAGCAAAGTCTCCTCGAATCTCTCACCACCGAGGCAATCAAAATCCACGGGCATGAGATGATTTATATTCCGCGAGAGAAAGTTACTGAAGACCTTATTTTAGGAGAAGAAGTTTCTCAGTTTATTGATGCTAATAGAATAGAGATGTATCTTGAAAACTCTGAAGGGTTTCAAGGTGATCAGGAAATGAGTAGGTTTGGTCTAGATGTAAAAGAAACAGCCATATTTACTGTTTCTCGAAAGCGTTTTATGGATGTCATGGGTCACCATGCAGACATCAGACGATTGCAGCGTCCACGAGAAGGCGACATTGTGTTTTTTGATTATCCATATGGAATGTTTGAAATCAAGTTCGTGGAACACGACAACCCATTCTATCCAGCAGGAGATAGATACTGCTTCAAGTTGAGTTGTGAATCCTTTAAGTACTCTAACGAGAAAATCGAAACAGGTGAAACTGAAATGGATTCGGTTATGGACATCACTTCCTCTTACTTAATTGGTCTTACTCTTGGAAGCGGAAGTGGCACATATACGGTTGGAGAAGAAGTGTATATTGGCACAACAAGCAACAAAAAGGCTTATGGTCGTGTCAACACATACACCGATCCTCTGGTCGGTTCTTCTTTCCTGAAAGTTAATGGACAGGACGGACAATTTGAAGTTGGAGATGTGGTTGTGGGAGCAGTTAGCGCAGCGTCATACCCAATTATCGGTGTGTACACTACTAACATCCGTGCTGGTCATCAAGATCAGCAAGACAATGAACAACTAGACCTTGAGCAAAAGCAAAACAACATTTTTGATTTTACTGAAGTTGATCCATTCTCTGAGGGCAACTACTAATGTTTACCTCTTTCTATAATGGTTCTATTCGCAGAATGGTGGTTGCATTTGGGTCACTGTTCAATCAGATTTATATTGACAAAGCAGAAAGCAATGGAACAAAGCGACTTCTTGTTCCCGTAGCATATGCTCCAAAAGAAAAGTATAAAGTTCGTTTGTCTGGTGATCCTTATCTAAACAATCCAAACCAAATCACGCTGCCGCGCATGGCATTCGAGATCACTGGATATGTGTATGATGCTGCTAGGAAGCGTAATTCTACTACAAGAAAAATTGTTCGTCCCACAACAGACAATCCTAGCGGAGTAGATTATTCTTTTGCTGAAGTGCCGTACAACATTGATTTTGGACTGTACATCTATGTGCGAAACATGGAAGACGGGCTGCGTATCGTGGAGCAGATACTTCCATACTTTGCTCCTGAGTTCGTTGTCAGTGTCAATTTTGATGACATCAACCGAAAAGTAGACATCCCTTTGTACCTTAACTCTGTTTCTTCCGAAGAAGATTATGAGGGAGATTTTGAAACTCGTCGTTCCATCATTTTCACCTTGAACTTTACCATGAAGACTTATCTCTTCGGTGCAAAGAAGAATTACAAAGAGATCAGATATGTTCAGGCGGGAGTCTGGAACTCAGATGTGTTTGGAGACAATTTCGTGGGTGGTATATCGTATTATCCAGGAAATACCACTGACACACCTAGTTATGTTGATGTGCTTGTGGGAATATCTGGTCCTAGTGGAGCAAGTTCTAATGCTAATGAATATAGCCCATATGCAAAGGTATATCAAAATGATCCTGGCGCAGGTGGTACGACCTATGCTACAGGAATGAGTACTGGTGGAATTACCGTTGATTGGGACTTTTGAGGAGTAGACCATGAGTGATTTTGACAGTATTGAAAAGGCTCTAGAAGCAGAGCCTGTAAAACCTATTGTTGTTCCTCCTACGGCTACCTTGGTCAAGATTGATCCTGTTCCATTGACAGATCAGAAACTTGAAAAAGACCTGAAGAGCGACTACGAGGTGGTGCGGGACAATCTGCGCGAACTCGTGGACATGGGCAAGAACGCTCTGGACGGCGTGATTCAGGTGGCACAAGAGGGCGACTCGCCTCGCGCCTACGAAGTGGTAGCCCAAATGATCAAGACCCTATCGGAAACCAACCGTGAACTCATGGACTTGCACAATCGCGTGAAGACCATCCGCAAGGTGGATCAGAGCGTCACGAACAACAC